TGGGACAAGGTATCTCATGCTAAAGCCTTGGAGATGGAGAAGGCTGGCATTGACCCGCGCAAGGTATGGAGTGAGACAGGTAACTGGAAAGCGCCAGATGGTATGTGGCGCCAGGAGATACCGGATAACGCAGCTGCTTTGCATCCAATACTAGAAAGCGGCGACATAACGCGATGGGATAGCACGGATGGCATATCTGCACTTGGAAAAGACGGACTGATGCAGCATGGTTTTCTTGAAGGCGCATATCCTGAACTGTCAAACATCAACACTGTTGGACGCGTTCAAACTGAATTGGGCGGTTTTCTTGATGCCATAAGTGGAAACTCTATTCCTTCGTCTACATATGGCGGATATGACGAAGTAAATAATTTACTTGCCCTTACTTCTCCGCTTAATAAGGCCAAATCCACCACGCTCCACGAACTGCAACACGCTATCCAGCAAAGAGAGGGATTCGCTAGAGGTGGAAGTGCTGAACAGATGCAAAAAGAATTTGAGAGCGCAAAGTCTCTAAACGATCATTTTTCAATGGCTAATGCAATAGCTACGTCAGCAGAAAAAGATTTCGGTGGAAATCTTGATAAAGCCTTGGAATGGTTTATTGAAATGGGGTTTGGCGCTGATAAATCTCACATTGACACCATAATGACAAACGGGCAAAAGCGTGTAGCAAATTTGGCTGATAAATATGCGCAGAAAGCAAAAGATTTAGGTGTAAACAACCAATACGCAAGCGGTTATGACCTATACAAGCGCCTAGCCGGAGAAGCCGAAGCACGCGCTACGCAAGCCCGTATGAACATGGATATGCCGCAACGCCTACAGACCTATCCAGCAGACTCATACGATGTACCGCTAGACCAGTTAATAGTCAGGTATGACAACGGGCCAGCAATGAGCGCAGGAAGGCCCGTCAACCATCTAGGCCAAGAAATCCCCCCCACACAGTACGAACTAGCCCACGCAGAGGCGCAGCGGGTTGCAGCGTTGCCGATAGAAGAAGGCGGGTTAGGTTTGCCGGTGAACAATACGGCGATGGATAGGGCGCGTGCTATGGGGTTTGACGGTGAAGATGTGTATCACGCGACAACAAAAACATTTGACGAGTTCAGGCCAAGTACATCGGGCATGTTCGGGCATGGTGTGTATTTTGCAGATAACCCAAGATATGCAGAAGAATATTTACGCGGCGGCCCACCATCGATAATCCCAGCAAAAATAAGAGGAAATCTTGTTGAGCCGAAGAAATACCACGAGGCTATAAACGTATTTCATGAAGCAAAAAAACAAGGAGACGTATTTGAAAGCATCAAAAACAGCGGGATTGACGGCGTTGATTACAAAAACAATGAATTGGTAGTTTATGACCCAAAAAACATCCGCTCCCGCTTCGCCGCCTTCAATCCCGCTAACCGCGACAGTGCCGACCTACTAGCAGGCCACCTTCTACCGTTACTTGGTACTGGCGCACTAGGCTACGGATTGCTTGGTAGCGAAGAAAGTTATGCACGTTGATTTACAATAACAACACCAGTCACGCCTAGAATGTGGTGGCACACCGTATGCTGGCTCGAAAGGGCGAAGCGCACCAGACTGGTTACTTACAATGTTGGACTTTTTGTTGGACTACCCTGCCAAGCCTAGTGTTTACTGAGTAGTCCGATTCCTTCCATTGGTCATGGATGCGTTGTGCCTCGGCTTTGTCGGAAGTCCCAGTGCTTCGCATAATGCGCCGCTGGCCTTTGACCGAGATACTGGCTTGCCAGTAGGGGGATTTCTTGTCTTTGTAGAGTGACATGCGTACTGACTTCTTAACCAATCCATGATGTCAGTATCTATAAAAACCCAAGCCTTGCCTACCTTGGCGGCTGGAATTTCTCCACCAGAGGCTAGTTTGTAGATGGTGTCAACGCTGCAACGTAGCAGCGCAGCAACCTGTTCAACGCCCAGAAACGTCATTGTGTGCAAGGCATACCGTATGGCCGCGATCAGTTTGGCAATCAATCTGGAACACGTTTACCGGCTTTTCCCAGTGATGGACAATACCGGCGATGATGGCCGCGCCTACGAAAATCTCGAAGGCTATGAGAAGTTTGGTCACTTCGAGTCCTCCGGTTGGAACATCATGTCCAGACCCTTTTGGATAGCTGCACTGATCTTGGGCCAACTATCTCTAGCAACTACTGCGGTGATGGTTAGTTCTGCCACATCTTCATCAAACATCTTTAACTTGAACACACCATCCTCACCTTCGTCGTAAGCCTCAATCTCTGTCGGGTATAGTTTCATTTCCTTTTCCCCAGAATCTCTCGGCGAATTTCGCCGATCATATTGTCCAGCCGGTCTAACAGGTATTCCGGCATTCGATTACCGGTGGCATAACTCCATGATTCAAGCGCCGAGAGCAACATCATGATTTCGATTAGTTCTTCTTTAGTCACCGTTTAATCCTTTCCAAATCCAGAAACATAAGGTTCGCCCATAGCTTCGCGCCACTTGTGGTCGGCTTCGTGGTAATCCGATAGCAGTGTTACCGCTTCAGCCCAATAAGGGTCTTGCTTGTTTGACAACACCATACACTCCATCAGCACGGCAAAGCGATGACAGAATTCAAGGGCTGGGTCGGATTCGATTTCTTTAATTCGTTCGGCCCGGATACGTGCAAGCGCGTTCGCTTCGCCGAGTAAGTCATACAACCATCCAAGCTCGGAGTTCAACGCTTCGCGTTCTTCATATAGTTGATACTCGGTAAACAGTTTGGTTCTATTTGGTAATACTTTATAAAAGAGTGTTCCGTCAGCGTAATAGATTCCTACTGGTTTCACATCACGCAGGTATTCAGTGATGTCAGTCACCTCACATTCCTTTCAATAAAACAATATTGAGAATGATCGACGCAATGCTGATTATGATTGCCGCCACACTCATAATGATCTCTAGCATTTCAAATCCCCATATCCAATAACTTACGTTTACCTTGATCCAGTACCATGTATGTTTGACCAGCACTTAGGTTTCCACCAAAACAAAATACTTCTACGTGGCCACCAGCGTAGTATTCAACGCATGCGACCATTAATGGCTTCTCTCCGCCTTCAATTTCATCAGCACGCTCGCGCAGCATCCTTGGGATGTTCACACAGGGCGGTTCAAAGTTCACTTCAGTTACGTTGGTCATTTCAACTCCTCTTCAAGGCGTTTGTACGCCATCTCGCTGTGGTGTCTCCCCTTCACAGCGATAAGATTCTTGGCAGCAGCCTCAATCCTGCACAGACGTTCGACTTCATCTGCTAATTTCCATTGGAAAGTCTCTTCTTTCGTGCTCTCGTCATACTCATCAGCAAACGCCTCTGCGTCTGCCCGTAGAGTTTCGATTAATCCTTGCATGTCAGTCGTCATATTCGACACTTGTTTCTCCAATGTACTGTGCGGTAAGCCAGCACGATACGAAAAATGCAATCTCAGCAAACCAACGTAAACTGAAAAGTTCTCCTGTTTGTATTAATGCTCCGTACACAAAACTGAATCCAAAAGGTAATAGCATTTTAGTCATTTCATTCACCTGTTATTCCAGCCGCATAAATAGTGGCCATCGTTCTAGCTACTGCAAGTTGACTCTTAGCGTAGTTGACATCTCTGGTACTCAGGGCGTGGTTGGGAACCTCGATTTCAACTGTCGTCCGCTTGTGTCCGTTTTTGCACTTGCAGTAACGCTTTGTGCCGTACTCACCACGCTCTGTTGTGGTAACGAGTTCAACAGCACCGCAAGTTGGGCACAGCCTCTTGCTTGTACTACCTTTTGTTCTCATAGGTGTCTTTCTGCCTTCATTTGGTGTTATGCACCTTGGCCGGTGTATAACTTGCGTTGGGCGTCTTTCGTGCCGTCCTGCCAGCGCCGACTTTTTGCGTCAGCTTCTGGTTTTCTGCTAGCGTCACCCAGTCCGGGTCTTCGCGCCAGTTCTCAGGCATCACCGAGAGCACATCAAGCCGCAGTTTGTGCAGTTTCATCCGCCACTTCCGTGCATCGCGTTCAAGCTGTCGCGCCAACGGAGCAAGCTCCATGTGCACCGCTTCGTAATATTCCGCTTGTTCGGTGCGTCCGGTTCCGGGGTGCTCTGCCATCGTCAAGGCAATCAGGCAATCAACCTGCGGCGTCGCGTCGTCTGGAAGCATGTCAAACCTCAACGCCGTGGTTCTTCGCGCTGCCTTCGTCGCGTTCTTCGGCCTGCTGCCGAATCCTGTTGTACTCTGGCAGCAGGTGCATGGCGTCCGCTTCGTGGTGCATCACCCACACGATCATTTGGTTCAGTTCCAGCGGCAGTTCTTCGGTCGTCATTTCCAACCTGCTTCCGGTGGTGCATTTAGCGCTGTATTTGGCCTTCACGGTTTCCATCGTCATCTTCCTTTCCGGGCGCAGCCGCCCAACAAATCATTCAACGCGGACTGGCCGAAAAGCCGGCCAGCCGGTTAATTCAAGCGTTAGCGGTCATCTACGCCCACCACTGCCAGCAGCCATGCCCATGCCCATCGCTGTACCAGCCGCAACACCTAGCGCAATATCTCCGCTGTCGGTGTTGGGTCGTGTCTGTCCGGGGAGCATGTATTCTTCGCGCAGAGCCTGCCATTCTGCTGGCGTAATCTCATGCCCTGGGTGCGTCTTCATCCACGCGCCATACAGCATTGCCGTTTTCTCGGGCTTCTCGCCGCACCCCGCTAACACGGTGGTCAACAAGGACGCGCCGATAAGCGCCATTCGTTTGGTCTTGCTGGTATTCATTCGTTTTCTCCAGTTGTGGCGTCCGTTGTCGGCGCGCCTGTTACCGTAGCGTTAGCAGTCATGTCCCGCACCCGAACAACCCGGAGCAGGATTCCTCTTCTTCCTCAAAATCGCCACGGTCGCGGCCATCCTTGGCCCACGTCATTACGCCGTGAATCCCAAGCGCGCCAAACCGTTTTGCCCGGAACATCGGGCGCGCAATCTCAACTTCCAAGTCATTCACCCGTTCAACCTCTCCTGGCGTCAGCCGCAGGAAGTCTCCACGGTTCGCATTAACGCAAGGGCTACATTCCTTGCTTCGGTGCGGCAGCTTCTCAATCCCGGCCCGTTGCAGCAGTGCATCGCGCTCGGCTTCGGTGTGCAGGTAAAGCGGGTGCCAGAGCGTGCGCCCACCGTGGCATTCCGAGTCCTTCACAAATTCCGGCGTGTCCTTCCGCGCTTTGCTTTCCTCTCGGCGCTTTCCCACCATCACCACGGCTTTGCATTCCGGGTCTGCCTCGTCCAGCCATTGCAGGAACGGAACACCCTTCAAGTGCATGGTGCAAAACTGCTGCTTGCCGTTGCCGGGAAATCCGCGCTTCATCCGCACCAGTTCGGCCATGCCCATGCTTTTTATCTGCACCACTTCAAACCCCATCGCCTTTGCCGCCGTCTCGCCAGCGCCGACTTTTTGCCACCATCCCGGCGAGGCCCATCCGGTGTCGCAGTAGGCCACCACAACATTCTTTAGCCCGCGCTCGTAGGCCCATCGAATCATCGCCATCGAGTCGTTGCCGTAGCTTGCCGAAATCACGTAGTCCATTTCTCTATCTCCAAAAATATCCCGCCCGGCGCGTAAAGCGCCTCAAACTCTCCGTCCCACGCCACGAAAGAGCGCGTCCCGTCGTGCATCGCCCAATGTTTGCCGCACCGAGTGCAACCAACCTTTCGCGCTCCGTGGTTCAGCACACGCTCAACAATGTAACGGTGGCCGAATACAGCACAAATCATCCGTTCGAGCATCTATCAACCCTCCTCGCCTAACACGGCATTCGAGCGGGACGGCTAGCTTCTCTGTCATTCCAGCTCCTGTTGTTTCTCTTCGTTACCAGCCTTCTGAGCCTCAATCCCTGCGGCGTATCCAGCTAGGAAGCTGGTCCAGACCGCCTTAGTAAATGCGGCGTCGAGGCTGCCGGTCTTGGCCAGCTTCTCTTGGAAGGCTTGTCGGACTATCTCGACGCCGATCATTTGGCACTCCTGTAAACACCGTAACGGCTACCACTCGGCATCTGAACCATTCGCACAAGATCAATCCAGCCGCGCTTTCGCATGGTCTGTATGCAATGCCCATCCCCCCATGTATCTGCTTCCTGCAAATCCCACTTGGTGAATTCTTCTGGAAGTCGATCAAGGATCAGTCGCCAGCGGCGGAATGCTCTGTCCTGGATGACTCTGCTACCGGCACGCGACATGAGCGCACGGCCTAACTTCCGCGCTTCTTTCGGATTAGCCCTCAGAAGTTCAAGGTACTGATCTTTTTGAAGACGTTTCACTTTTCATCAACCTTTGTATATAGTCCGTGCGCGTCACGCTCAATCCATCCATATTGGAGTGCAAGTTTCAATTCACCGGCAACAGACTTCTTGCCGCAAAACTGCTTTACATCTTCAGCCCTGAAATCTGTATCGAGATGGCCTAGCAGTTCCTTGATTCGCCTGCGTGATTCAATGCTTGCCCTTGTTTCTGGACGCTTGCCGCTTGCGTGGTATTCACGCAGCTTGACAGACCGCTCCATTGATTCGGATTCAGCCTTGTAGGAGTAAGCAACAATCGCATCTCTAGCTCGCTCGGCATTAATGTCGAAAATGTCGCAGTACCACTCAAAACTGCGTGGCAACTTGTCGCCAGAAAACACCCATGTCATATCAAATGTCGCGCTGGGCACTTCAAGTCGCTGACCTGCACGGTATTCATTGATCGCTCTACGGTGCATATACAAGTCTTTTACGCACTGGTTAATGCCATCCATAAAGGCGGCTTTAGCCAGCCGTACATAACCATCGACTTGTTCTTCGGAGATTAGTACGGCGGTGTCCATCAGAAAGGCACTTCGTCGTTGAATTCTGTTTTAACCTGTTTTGCAGTAGGTTTTTGTGCTGCTTTTGCCTCTTTAGGCTTGACAGACAGGCTCATAAACTTGCCGCTTTTGCCTTCCTTGATCCATGCAGACAACCAATAATCAGTACCTCCAACATTGATTGAACCGTTGTAATCAGGGTGGTTATCAGTTTCCTTGCGGTCATTCTTGAATAATGCACCACGATCAGTATTATCGTATTCCAATTTATTTCCTTTCAGATTAAGAGTTAGATGCCTTATAGGCTTCCCATGCGACAATAGAATTCTCCATTACTTTCACTTGCGGCCCTTTATTGTAAGGACAATGTTCCGTGGCCCAGAACTTGGCTATTTCCTCCATCCACTTCAAATTACTTTCGTACTTCTTGCACTCCAATTCAGATACAAACAACTTGCCATCTTTTGCCAGGAAGGCACTTACCATTTCCATTTACTTCTCCTTAGATTTGCGCTTCATGCGCGGTGGTTCTTGCTTGGTAATAACGTAATGCCAAAACTCTCTTGCACCGGCCATTATTTCCTCAAACGCATCATGGTCATACTCGACACGCTTGAGGAATGGCTCTCTAGTCTCGCTCCAACTCCAAAAATCAACCCACTTCCGACCAGTGCAGGCCAATTGAACCTGTATTTGGATCATGTATTCATCTGGCACTTCTTCATGCGGTATTCCGTTGAACCGGCATTTAACTTCCAGAAGCCCGTCAGAGCCGATATAACCGTCTGGAGAAGCTGCAAGCCATGTCACAATGGGATGCACCACTAAAGGCGCGGGATCAACGAATACGCCGGTCTTGCACTCATATTCAGCGATTGCAATAGGTTCATTCTCAACGCCATACAACATTGCTTCGCTACGCTCGACTTCTGGCTCAAGTCCCATATATTGACGCCAGAGTTTTTGGCGGCTGGTGTACTTGGATTTGCCAATGGCTGCTGCAACCCGGCTACCCGTTAGTAGCTTCTTGCGTTGCTCAAACCATTCTTCGGTGCGTTGTTGCATTACGCTGCTTCCAATTCTTTCCGCCGAGCAGAGAAGGCTTCCTGATTTGCAGAGCGTTCTTCTTCGCTCAACTTCTTCCACATTGCTTTTAACTGTTCCAAGTCTGAAGTTTTAATTTCCTTGGCGATCTTCTCGCTGGCTTCTTTCTTGGCTTCTTCCGGTAGGTCCTCGCCAGCGTAAACGTATAAGCCTAGTCCGTGGCAGGCGATAGCCTTCACCAGACAGCGCATCATGTTCTTGTTAATGTCGAATGCATTAGGCTGTGGAATGGCGCGGTTACGGTGATCCATAACTGGCAACCACATATACACAGGCTTGCCGAAAGCCGTTACCACGCAGCTAACCATCATCGTGCCGTCTGGGTACACGGTTGGCTCATTCATGTGCCAGTTCGCATCAGGATCGTGCCGCATAAGCTGGTCAACTGCCCATGCCCAGGACAGGTATGAAAGCCCGTTCTTTTTCTCGATGTGTTCGCCTACGTTGATTGCGGATAATTTTTCAAAGTTGTTCATGCTGCCTCCTTAAATGCCTTAATCAAATAATCACGTTCTGCACGCACATCATATTGTGCGGCCTCATACGCCGCCTTAAACGCCAGATCATCCAGCGTGTCGCTAACTCCTAGCAGGTCAATGGATTTGCCGTCCATGAACAACCAGATACCTGACAGCAATACTTCGCCATCGTCGCTTTCGTACTCGACTTCCAACTCGACATTGCCGAGTGCGCCGAATGACGTTTCAAGTTCAACCGATTTCATGGCTCATCCTTTTCGTTGAATTGCTTGTCAGCCGCATTGAGAGCAGCCACAAAGATGCCATCCTCCAAGTCGCTATCCAACAGGAATGAAGCGTCTTTGCCATCGCATTCAAGAGTCTCAAATTCCAGATCGGAATCTTCTCCAGGGAATGCGTTATCTGGATGCCCGTATGAAGGACTGCCCGAATATCCAGGCGTGTAATTCACTTCTGCAATGAAGTACATGCCACTGTGTTTGAAGTCGATAATCATCAGAAGGCCTCAACTGGAATATGTTTTGCAAATGTCTTGCGAATGTCCGTGTGTTTGGAATCACGGTAATGGAAGTGCTTTCCCTCAAAACCGAACAATCCGCCCATCTTGATCCTGGCTGAAATCAGTTTCATTGCCAGCACAAACTCTGCGTGTGATTTGTAAGTTTTCATGACCGCACCTCAAAAACACCATTGCCCTTGTGGTAAACCTTGCCGTTCAACTCTTTGGCAATCGCCGCAGCAGTACGCAAGGCAATCAATACAGTTGTAAAGCGAGAGTCAATAACGATCATGGCTATCTCCTAGTAATGGCCGCATCGGACTTATCACAATGACTGCTGGCCTGCCGTTCTCTGTTTCGGGCCTCGACAGATCGAGGAAGGAGCCGCTTATGGCGCTCACCCATATCTCTTTGCCGTTCCGGTGCGGTCTTTCCGTAGATTCACCGCTTCACTGTGGCCCGACTTCCTCTTGAGGCTGGCCTGCCCGGTTTGCTGCTGCACTAATTCCTTAGTGCATGGACTGAATACTAGACCCTTAGTATTTTAAAGTCAACAAAACTTTAGTATTTTCTTGGAAATTTTTTTAGGTGTTACTTGAACAAGGTTTTTGCAACGTCAAGCAGGACTTGCTTCTGTTCCTTGCTCAAGCCGCCAGTGTAGGTGGCGAACTCGGATTCAGTGACTTCCGTTGCGGAACTTGATACCGGGCCTTTTCCTGTCTGTAGCCAAGCTGGCGAACACTCTAAAGCATGCGCGAGCCTTAGTAAATTCGGGCCTAGCGGGGCTGATGTTACATCTCTTTCGATAGCCGATACCGTACCCTGGATGATGCCAGCACGTTGGGCAACCTGCTCCTGCGTCATTCCTAACTCCCTTCGTCGTTGTCGTACTCTTTTGCCTATTGTATCCATGATCTCCTCCAGGTTCTCTCTCCATGAAGGATAGTCTAAAAAAATACTAACGGATTGTTGACAAGTGAATACTAAGCGTCTAGTATTTTTCGTCATGAACTTCCAAAACATCATCCTCGACCTGCAAAGGGCAGGGTTCTCCCAGGACTACATCGCCAAGTTGTGCGGTTGCGTGCAAGGGACTATCTCTGCGATTGCGTTAGGCAAAACGACAAACCCGACATTCTCTGTTGGTTTTGAATTGCAAAAGCTGCACAGAAGGCATTGCCGCAATGGCAAGTGCCGAGACACTGAAAAGGGAATCAATGCTTATAAAGACGCTGATAGATGCCGGGAAGGTGATCTATGACTACGACGAAGATGATCTATCTCGCTTTCGACAAGCGTATCGCAATGATCCGGATGGCCTTGAATCTTCGCTTGCTGCCGACCCGCTAATACAGTTTTACCTCAAATACGGATACATCAATGAAGTCGCAAAAGTTGCAAGTTCTGGAAATGCTGAGAAAAGGCGTAGTGACGAGATTCAACGCATACGAGCGCGGGATTTTAAACGTAACCGCACGAATTACCGACCTTAGAAATGACGGTCATGTAATCAGTTGCGAAATGGCTACGTCACCTCTGCACAACAACGGCCAGACAGAGTTTGGCCGCTGGCACCTTGTTAAAGAGGCAAATTGATGCGGTATTCGTTAAAGAGAATTCTTATTGACGGGTACAGCATTGGAGTTTTTTCGGCTGGATTCGTTACTTTTGTCTTTCGAATATTCAGGTTGAGGGATGTATGAGCCTAGACGCAATGAGATGGGCATTGATGCAGCAGGTAGGAAGATCATCGGCAAAGCTAGTTTTGATTTCACTGGCAGACCGTGCAGACGAAGATAATTTCTGTTTCCCATCGGTTAGTCGGATTGAATTTGACACTGAACTTGACCGTAAAACAGTCATCGAGTGCATAACTTACCTTGAAGAAAAGAATCTGATTTCGGTAAATAGAGCTTCCGGTATGGGTAACAAGTACAGCCTTATTGGGGTTCCAAACAGGCATGAAACCAGTCCCAAAAACGGTACCAGTCCCAAAAACGGTACCAGTCCCAAAAACGGTACCAGTCCCAAAAACGGTACTGCTTTATCCACAACCAGTCCCAAAAACGGTACTGCTTTATCCACAACCAGTCCCAAAAACGGGACACTAACCATAGATATAAATACTAAAGACAAAAAACCAATGCCGGATTGGTTGCCTGTAGATGAATGGGATGGGTATGTCGAGATGCGGAAGAAGATTAAAAAGCCGATGACGGACAGAGCGGTGTCAATCGCAATATCAAAACTTACAAAGTTCCGCGATCAAGGAATTGATGTGGCAGTTGTCCTTGACCAATCCGTAATGAACGGCTGGCAGGATTTGTACGAACCAAAGAACAACCGACAAACCAGATCATCTGGAGGTCTAGCACTATGAAAACATTTGCAGATTTTGGTATCAGCATCCCGCACAACAAATCTGGAGAAGTTTCAACGACCTGTCCGCAATGCTCAAACACACGCCGCAACAAGAGGGCGGCATGTCTTAGCGTGAACACAGAAAAAGGTGTGTGGAACTGCCACCATTGCGGCTGGACTGGAACCTTGAATGAAGGTGGCCGCAAACCTGTATACCTGCACTGGCAGAAACCGGAGTATAAAAAACCGAAAGCGGCACCTGTACGCATGGTGAATAGCGCAAGGGAATGGCTCAATAATCGCGGCATTACAGACGAGGTTATCGAGCGAAACAAGATCGGCGTAGGAACCGTATACATGCCTCAACTTGAGGAAGAAGTCTCCGCAATATCGTTTCCTTACTATCGCGGCGGCGAACTCATCAACATCAAATGGCGGGACAGGGAAAAGCATTTCCGACTTGAGGCTGGCGCAGAACGCATCCTGTACGGAATTGATGACATAGCCGAGACAACAATCATTGTTGAAGGCGAGATAGACAAACTTAGTGTTGAAGTAGCCGGGCTTAAAAACTGCGTATCAGTGCCAGATGGAGCACCAAGTGAAAAATCATCCGACTACAGCCGAAAGTTCGATTTTCTGAATGATGGCAGGCTTGATTCAGTCAATACTTGGGTGATAGCCGTTGACAACGATGCGGCTGGAATTCGCCTAGAGGAAGAGCTATCCAGGCGTTTTGGCCGCGAGAACTGTATGAAGGTTGTCTGGCCTGAAGGATGTAAGGATGCAAACGAAGTGCTTCTGAAGCATGGAACTGAGGTTCTCAATGGTTGCATCGTCAATGCAAAGCATTATCCGGTTGATGGCATATACACAGTCGAAGATATGTCAGAGAGCCTTGATAACCTTTATTTCAACGGCTGGCCTGAAGGAACAAAAACAGGGTGGGGAGAGGTTGACCAGTTCTATACCGTGCAAGAAGGACAGTTCACGGTTGTTACTGGTGTTCCTAGCCACGGAAAGTCAGAATGGCTTGATGCAATGACAATCAACCTTGCAGAACAGGGTTGGGTGTTCGGAATGTTCTCTCCAGAAAATCAGCCTACACATTTCCACATGGCGAAACTGTTGGAAAAAGCATCCGGCGCGCGTTTCGGTTCAATGATGTCAAAAGACCAATACAAAAAATCAAAAGAATGGATTAACGCGCATTACCACTTCATCGTTCCAGAAAAGCCATCGCTTGATGAAATACTGACAAGAGCAAGGATTCTTGTGCGAAGGCACGGAATGAATGGAATGGTTATTGATCCGTGGAATGAAATAGAGCATTTGCGCCCAGGTGCAATGAGCGAAACTGAATACATATCAGAGGCATTGACAAAAGTTCGTGTATTCGCAAGAAGTAACAACATCCATATTTGGCTGGTAGCACATCCGACAAAACTACAAAAGCAATTGGATGGCACATATCCATGTCCAACTCCTTACGACATTAGTGGCTCTGCACACTGGAGAAACAAAGCCGACAACTGTATTGCAGTTTGGAGGGATGTAATGGATGCAAGCAAACCAACGCAAGTACACGTCCAGAAAGTGCGCTTCAGATGGATCGGCAAACCCGGCATGGCAGAACTGTTTTGGCAGCAAGAAAGTGGCCGATACACAGAACAGGCATCGAACTACTACTCATACGGCAAGCGTTAGTATCGTTTAGGAGGGTTTTAAATGGCCTACAACGCGTTATCTCATTCAAAGGTAGGCAAGGGTATATGTCCGTGCTGTGGAGCGCGTCAAAAACGCTCTAATCAGCAGAACCGCAGATTGCACGAAATCTTCCGTCAGATTGTCGAGTGGCCAGCAGTCAGCAAGAAAGGGTTCACGGTTGAGCAAGTGAAAAGTTACCTTAAGGATCGCTACTTGGGGTATGACGAAATACGATTGCCGAATGGAAAGCTAATTCAGCAATTGAGAAGTACGGCTGAATTGAATACAGAAGAATTGAATCAATTCATGCTGCATTGCGAAATGTGGTGTGCAGAAGTTGGTATTCCACTTAACTTTGAGAGTGATATATGACCGATCCAATAGTTGAATCAGTACGCGACAAACTGCATTACAGAAGCAAATTAGGTATTCGCAAATACGGCACAGACATGACACGCACAGACCTGACAACACTGGATTGGCTGCACCACTTCCAGCAAGAACTGATGGACGGTTGTTTGTATGTTGAACGCATCATTCAGGATATGGAGAAGATGATTGAACAAGGCCGATAAAGTCCACATTGGCAAGGTAAAGCAGATGCCGTGTGCAATCTGTGGCGGTAGTCCAGTAGAGGTACACCACATCAGGGAAGGGCAGGGTATGGCGCAACGTGCTGGCAACTTCCTGACCATACCACTTTGCCAGCAATGCCATCGCGGCGAACAGGGCGTGCATGGCGACAAGACCATGCTGCGCGTCTACAAGACAAACGAACTCGATCTACTAAACGAAACACTCTCAACCTTATACGGGGCATAACGTGTCAATCTTTCACAAGCAACATCTATTCACGACCACGGCACAGCAAAAGCCAGATGCAGACCTTTACCTGAATCTGGTTATCGAGGAATGCGTCAATGAACTGGTCGATATTGGCTATCCGAAATACGCCACATCGCCAAGCACAGAGAACCTTGTAGAAGTCATGGATGCCGTATGCGACTCAATCGTTGTTCTGGCAGGGCTGGCTAATGCACTGGTAGGCCCGGACAAGGCCGCGCAATGCTTTGAAGAAGTCATGAACAGCAACTTCAGCAAGTTTGAGGTAGAAGATGGCAAGTACGTTGCCAAATTCAGAGATGACGGCAAGATACAGAAAGGCCGCCACTACTTCCCGCCAGACCTGTTTTCAATCATTACGGATATTCCAAAATGAGCGGAGCAGCAAGCAGAGCCAAAGGGCAAAGAGGGGAGCGCGATGCCGCAAACATCATCGCAGGCCTAACCGGATTCGATGTTAAGCGCCGAGTCAGGCAAAGACATGGCGACTCAGACCTTGAAGGTGTGCCTGGATGGTCGATTGAAATTAAAAACCAAGCACGGCCAAACATACCGGCATGGTGGCGGCAAACAATCGAACAGGCCGCGCAATCAGAGTCATTGCCAGTACTGATCTACAAGGAACCACGCAAGGGGTGGAAGGCCATGTGGCCCATGTCCATCGTGCTGAACGGCGTAGAGGAAGGCACATGGCTCGATGACCGCTACATAGTCACCAGCACGATTGACGCATGGTGCGCCGTAGTTACGGACATTCACCAAGATGCTATCGACTACTCAACAGCACAACGCAAAGCCATGAAGCGTTATGGCTTGCATGAGCGTTGATAGTGGTAATCTATTGACAACACAAAATCCATAGTAGAGGACTATCGAAAATGGCAGGACGACCAAAAGGGCAACCAAAGACAGGTGGAAGGGTTGCCGGAACACCTAACAAGATGACCAAGGCACTGAAGGACATGATCCTTGGCGCACTGGATGATGCTGGCGGCCAAGAGTACCTAAAGCGGCAGGCAGAAGAAAACCCGTCAGCGTTCATGACGTTGGTCGGCAAGGTTCTTCCGATGCAACTCACTGGCGAAGATGGCGGCGATATTAGAACCTCACTGAGGATTGAACTTGTCAACACAGACAATCAAGCATCCAGCTAAGTTAGGTTTCCTTTTCAAGCCTGCACGCTATAAGGTTGCGTATGGTGGGCGTGGCAGTGGTAAATCGTGGGCATACGCCAGGGCATTGCTTATCCAAGCCACCGCCAATCCAATGCGTGTGCTGTGTGCGCGTGAAGTGCAGAAATCAATCAAGCAATCGGTGCATCAACTCCTTACTGACCAAATTCAGGAACTTGGCCTCGGCGCTGAGTTTGAAGTGCTCGAGACAGAGATACGCGGCAAGAATGGTTCGCTATTCGTCTTTGCAGGCCTCGCCACGCACACGGTTGAATCAGTCAAGTCATTTGAGGGCGTTGACAGGGTGTGGGTGGAAGAAGCGCAGACGGTTAGCAAGAAGTCATGGGATATACTGATCCCGACCATTCGCAAGCTAGGAAGCGAAATCTGGGTGACGTTCAACCCGGCGCTAGACACCGATGACACCTATCTGCGCTTTGTGGTCAATCCGCCGCCTGACTGCGTTACGGTAAAGATCAACTGGCAGGATAATCCGTGGTTCCCTGATGTGCTGGACAAAGAGCGTAGCCACTGCCAAGCCACTCGACCAGAGGACTACAACAATATCTGGGAAGGCCAGTGTAAGGCCGCTGTAGATGGCGCAATCTATGCTGATGAGGTAACACAAGCCCAAGAGTCTGGGCGCGTCTGTAACGTGCCGTATGACCCCGTGCTGAAGGTGCATGTAGTTATGGACTTGGGCTGGAACGATGCAATGGCCATTGCATTGGTGCAACGTAATGCAAGTGAATTACGCATTATTGCCTACTTTGAAGATTCACATAAGACACTCGATTACTATTCCTCAATGCTGAAAGACCGGCGATTGAATTGGGGCACGATGTACTTGCCGCACGATGGCGCGAATAAGGACTTCAAGACAGGCCGTTCTACTCAAGAGATAATGAACGCACTCGGGTGGAATACTGCTATTATTCCCCGCGCCGATATTGAAGAAGGCATCAGAATAGCAAGGATGGCATTCCCGCGAATCTACTTCGACAAATCGACCAAACGGCTAATGGAGTGCCTGAAGCATTATCGGCGACAGATCAATACACAAACAAATGAAGCAATGGCCCCATTGCATGATGAGTATTCGCACGGTGCAGACTGTTTTAGATACGTCTGTGTTAGCGCAGAATCCATGTCAAATGATGAATGGGGTGGTAAACTTAATTACCCAAGGCTAATGGTTGCATGAAATAGGGAAGCAATATGGCGAAGATGACAGAAGATGAATTGCTTGCAATAACCGGCAATGAAATACGCAATAGCGTTGGTTATCGCACTGGCAGACTGTCAGAGATGCGCCGCCGCAACCTTCAATTCTACTTGGGTAAAGCCACTGGCGAACTTGCACCGCCTGAAATAGAAGGCCGTAGCAGTGTTGTAGACACCTCGGTAATGGAAACGGTTGAGTGGATGCTCCCGAGCCTGCTACGCACGTTTACAAGCGGCGACGATGTGGTTGAGTTTGTGCCTGAGGGTGAAGAAGATACAGAAGGCGCAGAGCAGACCACCGCTGTTGCTAATTACGTCTTTTACCGTCAGAACAATGGCTTCAAGGTACTGCAAACGTGGTTCAAGGATGCGCTAATCAGCAAGGTTGGCATCATCAAAGTCTGGTACGACGACAGAAAGAACGAATCCAGAGAAGAATACGTTGGCCTGAACGACATTGAACTGGCCAAACTGGCTGACGAAGAAGGCGTCAAGATCGTTCAGCACAGTTCATATCCTGACCTGCAGGCAGAGAAGCAGAAGAAGCAGGCCTACGAACAGATGGAGCAGCAATTCGGCCTTGCAGAACCTAAGACTGCCGAATCCATCGTTGAAGAATCCAAGAAGGGCGTTGACGAAGATGCCAAAGCCGCCGCGCTGAACTTCAAGCTGGCCATGATGCCGCCAGAAGCGCAGCAGCAGTACATGATGGCACGGCAACAACTGGATTCCATGCCAGTGCCTGAACTGCATGATGTGGCCATCATTCGCACCACAGAGCAGGGCAAGGTGCGTATCGAGAACGTGCCGCCGGAAGAATTCATCATCAGCCGTGACGCCAAGAGCATCGCAGACGCACGATTTGTCGGGCATCAGGTACTCCGCACTGTCTCTGACCTCCGCGCCGCTGGCTACAAGGACGTTGACGATCTAACGTCTGATGACAACATGAGCGCACTCAACGCCGAGCGCATCGAGCGCACCTCATGGAACGATGAGACAGGATTCACACAAGGCCTGAACGATGTTCCTGGCGATCCAAGCCTGCGCCAAGTCTGGGTGACTGAGTGCTACATCAAGGTTGATTACGATGGTGACGGCATTGCCGAGTGGCGCAAGGTAGTACGCGCAGGCAACAAGGTGTTGGATAACGATGCTATCGACATGCCGCCGCTTATCAGCATCACGCCTATCGAACTGCCGCACCAGTTCTTTGGCCTGTGTCCTGCCGATTTGGCTGTAGAAACACAGAAGCAAAAGACGGCAGTAATGCGCGCCTTGCTGGACAACCTGTATCTCACGGTCAATGGCCGATACTACGCTGTTGACGGTCAGGTAAACCTCGATGACCTGCTCACAAGCCGTCCAGGTTCTGTGGTGCGTATGAAGCAGCCCGGCATGGCAGGCAGGCTCGACCAAGGCCAAGGCGATATGGCCAGCGCACAGTTCGCCCTGGAATACTTGGAGCAGGCCAAAGAAAACCGCACAGGCTGGAGTCGTATGAGTCAGGGCTTGAACCCTGACGCACTGAGGCTAAACCAGACTGCTACCGGCATGAACATTGTCACCAACCGAGGCGACATGCGGTTGGAACTAATTGCCCGTAACTTCGCAGAAACAGGCGTCAAAACACTGTTTCAGCACATCATCAAGCTACTTGCACAACACCAGAGCAAGTCCATGACTATCCGCCTGAACAACAGGTGGGTGGATATTGATCCGAGTGCATGGCGCAACCAGTACGACATGACAATCAATGTTGGCTTGGGTACTGGCAACAAAGACCAGCAAGTGCAGCATCTCATGATGGTGCTAGGCATGCAGAAAGAAGCATTGCAGGTTGGCATGGTTGGCCCAGAGCATATCCACCACACGGCAAGCAAGCTGGTCAATGCACTTGGGTTCAAGAATGAAGAATCCTTCTTCCCTGACCCGCGCAATATGCCGCCACAACAACCCAAACCCGACCCTGAACAGATGAAGATTCAGGCTGAACAGGCCAAGGTACAGGCGCAATTGCAGGCAGAACAGCAGAAGATGCAGATGGAAATGCAGCAACGCCAAGCCGAACTGCAACAGGAAGGCCAATTGCGACTGCATGAGATTGAGAAAGAAGCCGAGAAGCAGACCATCCAGGCCGAGAACGATATGCGCGAGCGCCAGCACAAGGCCGAACTCGATGCACAACTACAAATGCAGCAAATGCAGTTCGACCAGTGGAAGGCACAACTGGACGCAGAAACCAAGGTGCTGGTAGCGCAGATTGCCGCACAGAACGCCGTACAACCCGCACAGGACGCGCCGCAAGAGCAAGGTATGAACGATGCCTTGGCGATGGCCTTTGAACGATTTACGCAAGCTATGACGGCGCCAAAGATGATAGTTCATGACGAACTCGGCAACCCGGTTGGCGTGCAGAGCGTGATGCAATGATTAGAAACATAACATCGTCTGATTGTAAACATGAAACTCGCTGACCTGATCACCGACCACGCAGGCAAGCACATGAGCCATACGAAAGTATGGAACAACCTCGCATCTGCTGTTGTGAGCGGCGTAGTGGTTTGGCAAGCCTACAAAGGCACGCTGTCCGACGATCTGGTGCTTTGGTATCTGGCCATCCTTGGTGGCTCTGCCGCACTCAGCAAGGGCATCGGGTTCAGTTACGGCAAAGGGAAATCGGAGTGAACGATTGGCTAATTTTCTCAATCATGGGCGTTCTGCTGGTCACTGCGATTACGGCCATGCTGATCGAAGACGAGGACTGAGATGGTTGGATTATTCGCCGGTTCGGCAGCTATTAGGCTTGTTGGTATTGCCCTTCTTCTTGCTGGCCTTTTTGGTGGCGGCTACTGGCGCGGCCATGATGCTGCTACCACCGCTTGTGAAGCGGCTCGTGCAAAAGAACTTGAGGAACACCTGAATGAACTCGCTCTCGAAACCCAACGCGCTGACCAGATTGCTCGGGAATTTGCTGACTGGCAAAGAGAGCACGCCCCTAAACGCAGCGGATATTTTCGCGCTGCTGGCGACCTTGATGCTTGCAACCATGTCCCTTCTGGCCTTGTCAGGCTGTACAACGAATCCGCCTCAGGCCTGCCCGGAACGCAAGCCACCGCCGAACTTAACTGTACGGCCTCTGCCGCTGCAACAGATACCGTTGCCACCGTCATTGCAGAAAACAACGCCGCCTGTGTCGATTACGCCAGGCAACTCGATGCGCTGATTGATTGGGCAGAGGGCAAATGATGGAGCATGAATTCAACCGCCGCCAATCTGATCGAATGCAAGCCGAAAGCCGGGTGCGTAAAGAGATTATCGAGCAGATGAGCGAGATTGAAGATACCCAATACCGCGTCATGCTTGGCATCCTTATCCGCATGCAAGACGAAATGGTTGGCGAAATCGGCGCGTTGCAACTTGTGGTACAAGGCTACATGGGCCGCATTACCAGCCAGCTCGAAAAGATTAGCAAGACGGACGAACAACTTCGCAAAGAAATCCTAAACGGCCATTCAGCCGTTCATGATACGCATCATCACTGGATCGACAACCAAATGAAGATTGACGCGCATTGTTCAACGGTCCTCGACAAACATGAAGAAGATGGCCTGTGCCATGTCGCACGCAAGGCTATCGAGGACGCCAAGATCGCAGAACGCCGCCGCTGGAAGATCGTCGATGAACTTGCCAGTAAGGCTGTGTGGCTCGTTATCGGCATGGTGGCCTACGCCGCGCTGTCAGGCTTCCCGATACTCTCTGCATTGGGTGCGAAATGAAACGCTATATCTGGAACCTACTGATCAGCATTGACCAGTTCGTGAATACGCTACTCGCTGGAAGTCCAGACGAAACTCTTAGCAGTCGAATGGGTAAGCGGGTAAATACCTGCGCCATCTGTAAAACCCTGTGCGCGTGGCTGGATCGAATAGAATACCGCCATTGCCAGAAATCAATCGAGTGGGACGAATGATGTTGAGTGAAGTGATTGTATTCATTGCTGGTGTCATCATTGGCGGCGGCTTGGTGGTCTTGATTCTTCGGGGGATGTAATGCCGGTATTCAGAGTTATCGACAAATCAACCGGCAAGACGGCATATGCCTATGGGGCAGAGTCGGCCTATTCGTTCCCCGAGTTTCCGTTCGCATCCTACGACCATATCGAAGTTGTGCCGCTGGCCGATGGTTCGGTGGAGACAACGCAGGGCTACTTGCTCACCAAGCTGCAATACATGAGCCGGTTTACAGATGCCGAGCTTGCAGCTATCTACACTGCCGCCAAGGCCAGTGTGCAGGTCGAGGTCTGGCTGGACAAGTTCAAGCTGGCGCAAGAAATTGATCTTACCGATCCGCAGACCATCGCGGGTGTGCAGGCGCTTGAAGCGGCGGGCTTGTTGGCAGCGGGTCGGGCTGCGGAGATTTTGGCGTAATGGCGACGATTTACTCGCTCATTTGCTGGGGTGGCAGTTCTGGGAAGTCTGTTGCCGTCAGCAGTTCAACCGATTACGTTACGCTAACAAATCATGGGTTACATGATGCAACAGGTGTTGCTTTTACTTCTGGGACGATTCCAACAGTGTCTGGAACCGCTCTTTCACTGAACACAACCTATTACAGCAAATCCATAAGTAGCAGCACGTTTGAACTGTATTATGACTCTGGTTTAACCAGCAAGATTGACTTCACAAGTACAGGCTATAGTCTGATTATGAAATCAGCTTATTACTTAGGGTTGCCTGATGTAAGCAGATGGGGTGGTGGCATATACGAAGGGTTGCTCGCATGGAGTACAGGTCGTAGTAGTGCATCTTCCTTCGATATGGAGGTCGCTGAGATTGGTATGGGATTTGTCGAAACAGGGGGTGTCACCATTAACATCCCGAGTGCGGGAATTAATATAACAACATTAGTTAATGGGGCAAGGTCATCGGGGTTTCATAATGGGGTACCTGGAACTGGTTATATACTGAGCAATGCATCTGCATCAGGTAGCACAATTACAACAGTGAAAGCAAACTCTGTAGTTGATGGAATTACATGCAGAATAACAGGCGCAGGATACGGGCCTAGTGGTGTTATTTTCAATGGTGCGACAGGGTCTATTGTAAAAAACTGCTTTTTATACCGCACAACGTATAATAACGCTGGATATGGTGTTTCCGCAAACGCCCAATTGGTTAGTGTAATTAATTGTGTTATATACGGTTTTGGTGCTGGGGTGTATAAAGGTTCGGCGTGTTATTTTGGCACATACGCAAACAATATAATAACTGGCTGCAATAATGGATTTTCTGCGTATGTTGCAAACGGTCAATATGGCAACTACTATAACAACATCGTAATTAAAAATTACACTACAAACTACTCATCAAATACCGGGTACACTGCTGCAAACAATGCAGGTGAATCTGATGGTGTAGGTGGGTACATCGGGGGGGCACCATGGGGCTTAAATTCTGTTGCACTGCTCACATCTGATTTTGCCTCATATGATGTGACATATCCATATTTAAGTGATTTCTACCCCGCCAGTGATTCAGCCCCACAAGTTGATTCTGGGACGGATTACTACGCTAGATATGATTACGACATAACGGATGCTGAAGTACCAAACTACAAAAACGGCGATCCGGAATATGTCGATTTGGGCTGTTACGAATACGACCACGGCTACGGCCCGCATCCTATGTCTACCACGCTCACCTTCCAAGGTGTTGTAGCAGGTAGCGAGATTCGCATCTATCGCAACTCGGATAATGTGGAGATTGCCGGGGTTGAGTCGTGTGATGCAAACCATGCGTTTACGCTCACCACAGGGCACGGATCGGCCTGCACCATCAAGATCGTCAATTTGGCGTATCGAATCCAGTATTTTCAATACACGATCCCTAGCGAGTCCGTGAGCCTGCCAATTGAGCAAGAGCCAGACCGCTGGTACAGCAACCCCGTTTAAGGAGTAAACCCCATGGCAAAGATACTTGACCCCGACCTGTTGACCTACTCGGTCAATTCTGTCACAAATAACCTGCGATTCGATACGACGGACAAGACCATCGAGCTTGTGGCCGGTGGCAGTCTCATTGCCAAAGATGGCGTAACAGGCCAGTGCTTGTTCTCGAAGATCAAGGAAGCCATCAAGGCCAGTGCTGACCTGATCTCGGTTGCCCTACCCGTGCGTGAGATGATCCACGACGAGTCGATGGAACTGATTAACGGCTGGAGGTTCAAGGACACCTCCTCGCTCAAGATGATCCGGGACTGTGGTGTGGCTTACGTCAACACTTCCGGCGTGATTACACATGAGTTCGCCTGCTTTGTGACATTGGGCGAGGTTGCAACCGGCACCAGCGAATCCACCGACCTGTACTTTGTGCAGGATTCCGCTACCGATGCAGCACTGAGCTACTTCACGCACCTCAATACCGCCACTACCTTCGGCGTCAACGAGCTTGTGCCGATCTACGAATCTGGTGTGTTTGATCGTCGATCTTATTGCAAGGTATTCCTTCGCCGTGCGGGTTACACCTACGACGAGTCGAGCAACGCGGACATTGGCTACCCGACACTGACTTACAAGAAGTACAACTTCCCGGTTACCCATGCTGTCGATGCGGGCGTGACGGTGGATGACACCACGCTTGACGGTGTAGGTTATTCAGCACTGGCGATCCAATGGTATGCCACAGCACAGTCTGCTGGTGCGGATATGTCGGGCGGTCCGTACAACTTCCATGTGCTGATTACCGGAGATAGTAAATCCTACGACCAGATTTATTCATGGGTGCAACGTCAACTGCGCAAGTCCACGGACATTGATGCCGGTGCCGGAAACCGTACAGGACGAGTCGCCCCTGCCTTGGTAACGATGGATGGCACCACACTCAAGACGTTGTATCAGTCTGGACTTGGTGGTGTGCATATTGTCAGCCCAGCCGCATCAAGCTGGAACAACATCCAAGAGCGTGATGACACCAACAGCCTGCGCAGCTATCCGTTGTCTGTCTCGGTGCAGGTTGAGTTCGACTCGTACCTCAAGGGCGATGCGGATTCGCAGTTCTGGATTTTCCCAACCTCGGCGTATGGCTCACCCGGTGCGGCGGTACTCACAGATGCCAGCAGCAACAATATGAGTGGCGCGGCCACGGCGGATACCAGCTTTGCGTATATCCACTCGACCAATGTACCGGTCACGGGGATTGCCATGGGGCTTACGGAAGCCAAGATTGCGGTGGCAACCGGGACAATTACGGAGGATGGCGTCAAGTTGGTATTCGTTGCCGGAACTGAACGCTGGTACAGCGACCCGGCCTGAGCGTAACGAATGGCCTACACTTTCGACGGATCAACCAAACGGATTACGCTCTCAGCCGGGACCGTGACGCTTGAGTTGGTTGACCTACATTCCCGCTGGAAAGACTGGGTGATCGCCAGCAACGCCAGCGACTTAATCGCCTTCGGCACGGTGGGTGGTGACATCCCGTCAATTCCGCTTTACCTGTTCCTGCAAAACGGCTGGAAGATCGTACCGCAAGCGGCGGACCATACGCTCACCGTAACGGGTGGGATTCTGGAAACTAGCGATGGTTCTGATCCGTTCGTTGATCCTGTTGGCGCTTATAAAATACGCATCAACCGACAGACGCCGGGGATAGCAATTGGGTATAGCACTTCTGGCGTAGCGGCACCGACGGCAATGGAGAATGCCGCCGCCATCCTCGCCGCTGCACAGGTGACGCCGATTCACAGTAACGTGAAGCAGATGAACAGCGCCACGGTACAAGGTACAGGCACAGCAGGCGACCAGTGGCGGGGTTCTGGTGTTTAGTGCCGCATCATTCTCGCATGCATCGTTTAGTGCTGTTTCATGGCTATTCGATCTTGCGGCAACTGTTGCAGGTGGCAAGCGCAAGAAACGTGTTTTTGTAGAGACAAAGCACGGTCAAATACTCGCGTTTGAGAGCGAGCAAGACCTTCAGCAATGGCATAGCACACGCAAGCATAATAAGCGGCATCCAGAAGCGCCTATCAAGCCGCCAGAGCCTATTGCAAACTATTCCGTATCTGAAATAAAGCAGCAGGCCATCCAGTTTGGTGAATTGCCGCAATTCAAAGCGTATTATGACGATGGCAAGATAAGGCAACTGATAAACGCATTTGAGAAGCGTCAAAGTGCTATTATTAAGCGGCGCAGAGATGCGTATCGTCTAATTCTAATGGTGGCGTAATGAACCTGAACGATGAAGCAACGCTTCGCATGGAAATGAACCGCGCAGAAATCGCACGCGCAGTGGCTGAGAACGTGATCTATATGGAAGCGTTTGAGACACTTAAAGCGCGATACACAGACGAATGGCAACGCTCTCCAGTGAGAGATACAGAAGGAAGGGAAAAGATATGGCTGATGATGAAAAGCCTAAACGCCGTGGCCGACCACCTAAGGGAAGTGATGGAAACGGGCAAACTGGCATCAATACAGATGGAGCAGAAGCGCAATCTATTCCAGAAGGCCAAGGATCAATTCGATGGGTGGATGTAGAGAAGATTGTTAGCCAAAAAGAATTGGATAACCCAAATAAGCGCATTACTCGCGTCTATTGCAATAACACAACTCAATTGCTATACAATGGCAAGTATTCAGGCGCGCCAGTAGAACAAGGCCAATTGGCAATTCGCTGGAACACTGGAGAATTAGAAGTTCTGTAACACTGACGGGCAGTAACCCGAGAACGCTGAGAAGCGCCGCGCCCGTAAGGGCATTGATAGGAGTATGAAATGGATGAACTGAACGCCAATCCAGAAATGGAAGCCGCAGGCGAAACCACGGCCAAAGATGCCGCTGACCTTTTTGCCGATATGCTTGGTGGTAATGAAGGTGGGGAAACGATCAACGAACAGGAAGCCGAAGGCCAATCCGAGGAAGTTGAGAACGAAGAACCCGCTGGACGTACTTACAAGGTAAAGGTGGATGGACAGGAAATCGAGGTTTCCGAATCCGAACTACTGAACGGTTATTCCCGCGAAGCCGACTACCGGAACAAGACCAAGGCACTAGCTGAAGAACGCAAATCCATTCAGGCTTACGCACAGCAGGCTCAAGCTGAACGTCAGCAGATGGCCCAGGCGATTCAGCACTACCTCAGTCAAGTCCCGCAGCCGACTCCCCCTGACCCGTCATTGATCGAGAATGATCCGGTCGAATACCTGAAACAGCAACGTGCATTTGAAACCGCCGTCACCGAGCGCAGGCAGGCCATGCAGCAGCAACAGTATCTGCAAGCCATGCAGGCTCAAGAACAAGACCGGGTTATGCAAGCGACTCTCGCCGAGCAGAGCAGCCGCATGATTGACCTCATCCCGGAGTGGAAAGACGAATCGGCACGATCAACCGAAAAGGCAGCTCTACGCAAGTACCTGACCGAAACGGGGTTTAACGCTGATGAAGTGGGTTCCATCTTCGACGCAAGACAAGTGCAGATCGCCCGTAAAGCGATGCTGTACGACAAAGCCATTGCCGCCGCAACCCAGACCAACAAGAAGGTGCAGAACCTTCCCAAATTTGAGCGCCCAGGAGCGCGTCCTGTAGCCACGGATGGCCGGACGCAGCAAATGCAGGCATTGAAGAAGTCTGGAACCATTCAAAGCGCGGCATCCGTTTTCGAGAATATGTTCTAAAGGATATTTATCATGACTATGTTTAGCAACGCACAGAATACGTTTACCTACAACTCGCTGGTGAACGCCCAGGACGTGAGCGATGTAATCGCCAACATCGCCCCTACCGATACGCCTTTCCTTTCTGGCTTGAAGAAGTCCAAGGCATCGAATACCCTGCATGAGTTCATCACTGATGACCTGACGGCTGCTGCCAACAACGCATCGCTTGAAGGTGATGTGTTCGCCGCTGGTTCGCGTCCGACCCCGGTTCGCCTGACCAACCGCACGCAAATCAGTACCAAGGTTGTTGCTGTTTCCCGTACTCAGCAGGCATCCAACCCGTATGGTATGAAGAACATGCTGGCCTACCAAATGGCTAACGTGTCTGCCGAGATTAAGCGTGACGCTGAATACGCACTGACGCAGAACACGACTGCTGTTGCTGGCGGCACAACCACCGCACGCCAACTGCGCGGCCTGGAAGGCTGGATTGCAACCAATGATGTGTTGGGTTCTGCTGGTTCGCCTGTATCGCCGGATTACGTCAACAACACGGCCCCGACTGATGGCACGGCTGAAGCGTTTACCGAGACTCGCCTGAAAACCTGTCTGCAAAACATCTTCACGCAAGGCGGCAACCCCACCATGATTATGTGTGGCCCGTCCCAGAAGCAGACCTTCTCTACCTTTACGGGCAACTCGACCCGCTACAAGGAAGCAGAAGATAGCAAACTGGTTGCATCCGTGTCTGTGTACGTTAGCGACTTCGGCACGCTGAAAGTGGTTCCTAACCGCTTCCAACGCGCCCGCACCGTGTTCGTACTGGACATGAACTACTGGAGCCTGGCTGAACTGTCTGCACCTTCCATGACCGACCTGCCCTCAACCTTTGACGGTGTTGGCAAGGCATTGGTGTGGGAATACACGCTGGAAGCCAAGCAAGAGAAAGCAAGTGGCGCGATTCGTGACAATTTGTGATCTAGCTAAGTAGCACAGGGGGCCAATGGCCCCCTTTCCATTAACGCTGAGAAGCGCAGGAGCATTAAATGGACTTTGATCCAATCACAGTAACAAAATCCGGTTCAACGATCACTACCGCCGCCGCATCGGCCAGCGTAGCCATCCCAACCGCATCTAACGGCGAAATCCCCTTCTATTCACGCATTGCAGCCACCACAGCCTGCTATGTCAAAGTTGGCCTGACCGGGCTGACTGCCGCCACTGGCGACTTGCTGGTACAACCCGGCGATTCCGTGATTGTCCGCACCAAGGACATGACCCACGTTGCAGCAAAGTACGTCACCGCCGCTGGCATCATGCAAATCAGCCCGATTGAGGCCTAAATGCAGACTCGGATTATCGACAACGGCGAGGGCATCGTTGTTGCCCGTCAGCAAGAAGTCTCTGCCCTGATCGAACACAACGCCGCACGCCGCAACAATGGCGATGTAGGCAGTAGCGACATGAAGCTGGCCGCCGAAATCCCCATGATTGCTGTTGAAGCCTACTGCTCAAGTGCAGGCATCACATTCCAGCAATTCCTTGACGATTCTACCCACGTCAAACGCATGTTGTCAGACCCTAACCTCTCCAAGTTCAGGGTTTGGCAAGGGAGAGCATAAATGGACGCGCCACTTGCAGGTGTTTACAAGTACCTGACCGAAGCCGCGAACAACAGCAAGCGCCGGTTAAAGGGATTGCTCGCTGACCCTGAGTTTGCACTGGAACAGACTGTCAACGACAACCTGCAAGCCTATACGTTGCCTGTGTTGCAACAGATGGCAGGCGTAAAGCCGAAGGACAACCCGTTAACGTGGGGAAAGCCCAAGGTAGGGCCGGAGGATTATCTCGGTGCTGGCGTCATTCCTGGTGGCATGGTGGCAATGACTGCATGGCATGGCTCACCCCACAAGTTCGACAAGTTCAGCATGGACAAGATTGGAACAGGTGAAGGCGCACAGGCTTATGGTCATGGGTTGTATTTGGCTGAAGCACCGGAAGTGGCTAATACATACAAGCGCACTCAGATAAATAATGCTCCCGAACTTGAACAAATGGCTCTTAGAGCAGGGGCATCACCAGAAGCAGCGAATACTATTGCACAGTGGTATCACAGCACAAAAGGGCGAGGCGGGATTGAAGCAGCGCTTGATATTTTGCGCGAACCGCATCCAGTTCCTCATATGCAAAAGTATCGGACTAAGTTGCTTGCAGAAGAACCTGCTATGCGTAAAGCATGGGAACAATTTACCGATCCAGGCCAACTCTACAAAACCGACATACCAGACGAAGCAGTAGCCCGTTTCCTTGATTGGGATAAGCCGCTGAGTCAGCAAGCACCGGAAGTGCAGGCGGCGGTCAATAAGCTTGGGCTATCTGAAACGCAGCTTCGAGACTTAACTTGGGGAGGGCCGGCAAGTAGGCCATCGCAAGGAATGGAGATTTACAGCGAGGGGCGGCAAAAGTTTGGCGAGGCCGGATTTTCAGACGCGCTAAAACGCGAGGGCATCCCAGGTATCCGCTACCTAGACGGTGGATCACGCTCTGCCGGTCAAGGTTCGTCAAACTTCGTTATCTTCGATCCTGAAATGATCCGTATCCTAGAGCGTAACGGACAAGCAACCGGCCAGCAACCTTGGCAACCCGGTGAATACGGTGGATTACTCAAATGAGCATTACAAACTACTCTGAACTGCAAACCGCCGTAGCCACTTGGCTGCACCGCACAGACCTAACATCCGTCATTCCAGACCTGATTAGCCTTGCAGAACAGCGTATGGACGCACTGGTAAGGTCAAGGCAGATGGATGTAACCACTACCCTTAGCGCGACAGGTGGAACGGCCACAGTAGCCTTGCCGACAGACATGCTAGAGATGCGTAGGGCAATGATAGCCACTGACCCGGTGCAAATTCTGCAATACCTCACACCAGACCAGATCACCACTGAATACCCGTCAGCCACTACTAGCAAGCCAGTAGCCTTCACCATCATCGGTGAAAACATGGAACTGGCCCCAACACCAGATTCAGACTACAGCATCTCGCTGACCTACTCAGCACGCATCCCGCGTTTGTCAGGCACAAACACAAGCAACTGGCTCTTGGAAAATAACGCCAACGCGTACCTGTTTGGCGCACTGTGCGAAGCGGCCCCGTTCCTGGTGAACGATGAGCGCATTCAGGTGTGGGAAGGCAAGTTCCAGGACGCGATTAACGGAGTTAACCAAGTGGATTGGTACTCTGGTTCAACCATGCGCGTAAGGACGGTCTAATGCCTACTGTTGCGCTTACTGGATGGCTTCCTGATGCCGACCCAACCACGCCGGGCGTTCTGGTTGATGTAACCAATATGACGCCATCAGTGCGTGGCTATCGTGGCGCAACAACACCAGAAGCAACAACGGCAGGCACGCTCGCGGCAAAGTGTCATGGTGCGGCGGCGTTTCAATCTCTTGATGGCTCAACGGTTCGCACCTTCGCAGGTACGCAAACCAAGTTGTACGAACTGCTTGCAGATGTATGGACGGATCAATCCAGAGTCGCGGCAATGGATATTGGCGCAGCAGGCGCATGGCGTTTTGCACAGTTTGGCGATACCACGCTGGCCGCCAACAAGACCGTGCCGTTGCAGGCCATTGATACCGGCGACTTTGCCGACCTGACCGCACCGCAGGCTAGTTGTATCGACGTATCGCAGGGTTTTGTGATGCTGGCAGATACCAGTGACGGCACATACGGCGATTCACCGGATAGGTGGTGGTGTTCTGCCTATCTGGACCACACCGATTGGACGCCAAGCATCTCAACCCAATGCACAACAGGCCGGTTGGTTGATTCACCAGGCAAGATTACAGCCATCAAGGCAATGGGTAGCGGTTTCGTTGCCTACAAAGACAAGGCCATGTTTTTGGGCCAATACGCTGGCCCTCCTGCCGTGTGGCAGTGGACGCAGATACCCGGCGAAGTGGGTTGCGCCAATCAGGAAGCCATCGCGTCAATCTCACCGTCAGTGCATATCTTTGTTGGCCGTGAGGATTTTTATATCTTTGACGGCACAAGACCGCAGAGCATTGGCGAAGGTGTGCGCGAGTGGTTCTTTAACACCGCGCTCGACAAGCAATACCGCAGCAGTATCCGTGTGGTGCATGACCGCGACAGAACGCTTGTAAAGTGGTTCTACCCGTCCGCTACATCGGCTGGCGTGCTGGATTCGATGATTGCCTACAACTACAAAACGAATAAGTGGGGCAAAGCAACTATCAGCATTGAGGCGGCTATCGAGTACCAAACACCAAACGCCACGATTGACGGCGCATCAGGCACGTTTGATTCACGCACCGAATACTACGATTCTCCGTTGTTTGCTGGTGGCGCGCCATTCCCCGCCATCATCAACACCTCACACAACCTGATGTTGCTGACTGGCGCATCGGCATCTTCCGGCCTCACAACATGGTCAGGCGGCGACGATGTAGCTATTTCAACACTGAGAATGGTTCGCCCACGCCTAACCAATTCCCCTACCTCTGCAACACTAACCAGCTACCACAACAGCAACCCGGACGGCAGTTTTGCGACAGGCGAAACAGTCAGCATGAACGCACAACACAACTTCGATGTGTTGCAGTCGGCACGCTGGCACAAGGTCAGTATGGCGTTTGTGGGTGATGTAGAGATTACCGGCATCAACTTTGACTTTGCGGCAGGCGGCAAATGGTAGAGCCACATCTTCCTATTCCGCCAAGTGATACCTACCAGCAAAGCCTATCGCTTCGCCTGACAACGCTACTGCGTCAGGTTGGCCTACAGATCGACCAGTTAAAAGGCGGCTACCTGTCTGCCCACTCCAACCAGCGCAGTGCCGCACCGACCACAGGGTTATGGGCGGTGGGCGATCAGGTTAGGAATGACACGCCAAGTGAACTAGGCACAGTCGGAAGCAAATACGTTATTACCGGATGGATTTGTGTAACCAGTGGAGAGCCAGGCACATGGAAACAAATGCGCGTACTCACTGGCAATTGAATTAGAATACTCCTATTGAATAGGTGTCGAATATGCTTGAATTAGTAATCGTACCGAGTACGCATATAGATTACGCATGGCGTGATGGAGCTAATTCAATTGCAGAAGCTACGCAATCAATTGATGAGATAACAGGATCGCAACTCAAGATGATTCTGGCAAAAGGCGAGAGAACGCTAGTCCAGATCAAGCGAGATTCTGAAACGGTTGGTTGGGGTGTGTTCAGGATAGACCAATTGCCGAATATGCGTGTTCTATTCATTACAGACCTAGTTTCACACAACTCGCACTTTGAAGAATTCTTCGCGCAACTGAAAGACATTGCATTTAGATTAGGATGTATTGCAATCAGGTGTGCAGCATTACCTGCACAGGCAAGACTTTATAGGCAAAAACTCGGATTCACGCCGGTTTACGAAACTCTGGAGTACAAACTATGAAAAAGTACAACTCAATTCTTCATGGCTCTCCAAGCCGGTGGGATATTGACCGAAAACCTGCTAAAGGTGGTGGCGGAACTTCGACAACTACGCAGGAAATCCCGGAAGAACTAAAGCCACTGGCAACTGCTTACGCAAACAAGGCCATTGACTTATCTGGCAAAGGTTACACACCTTATACCGGACAGCGTTACGCAGACCTGAACAACACACAGAACTATGGCCTGAACATGCTTCAGAGCCGCGCAGCAAATGGTGACGCAACTATCAACAATGCCACAGGGCAACTGAATAACTTTATCTCTGGCAACAACAACAATCCCTACCTTGATCAGCTTGTAAGCAAGGCACAGTCAAGTGTGGTGGATTCATTCAACAACACCACAAAACCACAGACTGAAGCCGCGATGCGGAATGCCGGTGGTTTCGGCAACTCTGGTATGCAGCAAACAATGGCCCTGCAACAGAAGGCGGCAGGACAGCAAATGTCCGACATTGCCACGCAGATGTACGGGAACGCCTACAACACCAATCAAGCCAACCAGATGCAGGCTATCGGCATGGCCCCGACATTCGGCAATCAGGCCTACACAGACGCGCAGCAAATGCTTAACGCCGGTCAGATCAAGCAGGATCAGGAGCAGCAGAACCTTGACTATGGCTATCAGCAATATCAGGACGCGCAAAACCTGCCTTACAAGCAACTGGCGGCAATGTCGGGTGTGTTCGGCTCAAACCTTGGCGCTAGTTCCACAACGCAATCAACGGGCGGCGGCAAGTGACAGTTATTGTAGAGAGCAAGGCACGCGAAGATCGAGCCAGGATCATGCAGATACAGAAGGCGTGTCAAGCATTGCCTGATGGCGAGCGTATGGAGTGTTCGCCGCCGGTAGAGCATATCTTCATGGAAGGCGTTTACTGCCGCCAGATCACGCTTCCCGCCGATTCACTGGTGGTTGGGCGCATCCATCGCTTTGAACACATCAGCATCCTATCCAAAGGCCGTGTAACCGTATTTACAGAACACGGCACGCAGGAGATTAGCGCACCAGCATCTTGGGTGTCGCCAGCCGGTACAAAGCGCGTTGTGTTGGCGCATGAAGAAAGCATCTGGACAACCGTGCATCATAACCTCGAAAACGAGCGTGATCCTGATGTGCTTGAGAACAAATACACAGCAGAAGAGTACGCAGAACTTGGGCTTGAGGTTGCCGACCTAGAAAGGATTGCAGCATGACATATTGGATCGCAGGCGCGGCAGCAGTAGGCGCAATTATGGACAAAGATAATCCGTTGCGTGGCGCGGCAATGGGCGCAGGTGTCGCATTCACAGGTGGCGCGGCGCTTGGCGCGATGGGCGCTGGTGGCGCGGCAGCAGCAGGCGCAGGCGGTGCAGCAGCAGGTGCGGGTGGAGCAGCAGCAGGCACAGCCGCCGCAGGAACGGCAGCAGGCACAGCAGCAGCCGGTGGAGCAGCCGCAGGAACGGCAGGTGGAATGACACAAGCTGGTTTGCTTGCAACGCAAGAAGCTGGGCTAGGCGCATCGTCACTTGGATGGGGCGGCGCTACTACAGGCTTTCAGGGTGGCTTGAACGCCACGTTAGGCGCGGAGGCAGGCGCAACCACAGGCGGACTGCTGGCAGACACGCCTAGCGCGATTAAAGCGGCAAACAACGGCATGCAAGTGGCTGGACAGGTAAAGAGCATGTTCCCGAAAGAACAGCCAATCCAATCATCCCCAGTTATGCAACCTAACTCAAATCCTACCCTGCAAAGCCTCTATGACGGCTTGCAGCAGAACCAACAAGCAGAGATGCAGGCCATCGCTGATAAACGCGCCAAACGCCGCGAATTGATTGCACGCATGGGAGGCTAAAATGGGTTTGCTTGACGATTTCAGCAACTTCTTACAAACGCCCGGTGGTCAAGGTTTGGCTTCCGGCATCGCCAGCTACATGGCCAATGCTCGACGTGGCACACCAGTAAACAACATCGGCAAGGGGATGCTGGGTGGCGTCATGGGCTACGGCAACGCCAAAGAGCAGATGGCCATGGATGCTCAACGCGAGCAAACCAACCTGTACAACCAGATGCAACAGAAGCTACTTCAGCAGAAGTACGATACTGATTTCATGAAGGCCACAACTGATCGAGATAAAGCACTAGCTGACCGCACGGCAAAAGTTAATAGCGGAAAAGCAGAAGCCAAGATGATCGGAAGGTTGTTTAGCCTGCCAGTGCAATACAACGAACAAAACGACGATGTAGACCTGATGCCTGCTGTTTACTCAAGCGATGGTTATACGATCATCGACGCATCAGACAAGAAAACGCAACCAACTGACCCGCAAATTAAGCCAAATCTTGAACTTGGCAAGATGTACGGATTCAGCGAAAGCGACATGAATTACATCATGAATGTCTGGGCTGTTGACCCAAAAGAAGCGTTACGCGAAATGCGCGAGATTCGCAAGTCTGGACGCAAAGGTGCTGTAGAGGCGAGAGACTATCTAGCCAAAGAGCGCGCAACGGCAGAGGCCTTGAATATGCCTTTGGGCCAATACCTGATAGAAAAAGGCAGTAAATCAGGGCAAAGCATTAACATCACCAACGTAATGCCAGGAGAAGCCGCAGAAGCCGCCGGAAAGAAAGAGGGCTACGACATTGGCGAGCAAGCTGCAATGATTGAAAACAAGTATTCGGCCATTGACTCTTTGCGTGAAGCAAAATCAATGATGGCACAAGGCATCTATACAGGTTATTGGGGTGATGTACAAAAAACACTTGCAAAAGCCTCGCTTGGCGCTGTTGGCGATAGGCAGAAAGCGGCAAGAACAGAACAATTCTTGTCTTATATCGGAAACGTGGTTGTGCCAAGGCTTAAGGAGTTTGGCGGAAACGACTCCAATGAAGAAATGCGTTACCTAAAGAGCATCATGGGTGGCGACACAAGCATGGAACCAGAAGCTATATCAGCGATTCTTGATAGTGCAGAACGCAAGATAAGTAGAGGCATAGAACGCCTGCAACGGCAGCGTGGTGCGCTAGAGCGTGGGCAAATGCCTGACCTTGGCCCCGGTCCTAGTCGCCAGCAAAAACCGGCTAAACAGCCTGCACCAGCAAGCAATAGCGGTTGGTCTATCCAAAGGGTGAAATGATGGCTAAATATCGCATTACTGGCCCAGACGGTGAAACATACGAAATCAACGCGCCAGACACAGCCACAGAAGAAGAAGTTTTAGCCTATGCACAGGCTAACTTTGGCAAAGAAAGCGCGATTGGCAATACAGAGTTTGGCGCAAGGTTAAGAGAGGCCGAGCAGGCTAAGGCGCGTGAACAGTTTACGCACAAGACGCCGCCTAAAAAACCAAAAGATATGTATGCCGACCAAGCAGGCCAGCAATCATTCGCTGAAAACCTTGGCGCGGGTTTTGGTGGTGCTTTGTATGGAATGGGATACCTTGGGCCTAAATCCATTCTTGGCCTGGATAAACCTGGAGAAGTTGAAGATTGGAAGGCCTCAATGAATGGCCTTGGAACAACCGCTGGCGGAACTCTAGGTCAGATTGGCGGTTACGGCGCGCCTGCCGCTGTTCTAGCCCCGTTTGCTGGTGCGTCAGTGCCTGTTGCTGGCGCTATTGGTGCGGCTGAAGGTGCTTTGTTGCCTGCCACAAGTTTTGAAGAACGCGCAAAGAATACGGCATTTAGTACACTTGGCGCGGCTACTGGCCAGGCTGGCGGTAATGCGATTGCAAACGGACTTAAGCGCCGGGCGCAAACAAAGACTGCCGAGATGGCAACAAAGAGGGCGCAGAACGCCACAAGGGACGCGTCACTTGCACTGTCTAAGGCAGAGGGTTATGTCGTACCGCCAAGCTACTCAGGTTCCGGGTTATTCCCTCGGTTCATGGAGGGTATTAGCGGAAAGTACAAGACTAACCAACTGGCTGGAATTAAGAACCAACAGGTAACTAACAAACTGGCCCGCAAGTATTTAGGGCTACCTGAAGATGCGCCGCTTAACGCTGACGCACTCGACGCGCATGTAAATATGTTGAGTCAGCCATATCGCGACATTGCCGCACTTCCGAAATCAGCAAGCTATGACCCCGCCTCGGCGTTGGAACAACTCAAGATAGCCAGATATTCAGAGAAACAACTCTGGCGGCAGTACGAAGGCACGCCAATGATGCCGGGCAATCCAGAGGCTAGAACGCTCGCTATTGAGGCTGGCAATGCGGCTGACGCAATCGAATCAGAGTTAGAGCGTTATGCCGTCAGTCAAGGCAAGCACGATCTTGTAGCCAACCTGAGAGAGTCAAGGAAGGCCATTGCAAAGGCAAAGACCGTCGAATCCGCATTAAACGATGGTAACGGCGATGTTGACGCAACAAAGATTGCCAAGCTGATTAACCGTGGCAAGCCTGTTACCGGCGAACTAGAGAAGGTTGGCAAGTTCGCCAATGCCTTCAACGATGTGGCACGCCCACCAAAATCAGGCGATGCAAATCCAATGACCGCACTGGATTTTATGTTTAACGTACCTTCGGCGGGTATTGGCGGAATGATTGGTGGTGGACCGGGAGCAATGCTGATGTCTCTTGCCCCGACAGCCGCAAGGGTTGGATCACGCTACTCGCTACTGTCTGAGCCTGTACAGGCCATGTTGACGCCTAACTATAGTATAGGGCTATCGAACAAGGTTTTGCCGAAACTTTTTGGAAATAGGCTTGCTACGGACGCGCTTTACCCAGGCGCGGGTATATACGGTTATGGGGTGGAGCCTCAGTTTGAGTAGTCGCTTAACCCTGTTGTCAGGCATGAATCGCAGAATCACAACAGCAACGAATGACGCGACACCCCATAACAGCAACCCGAAAAACGGCCCAAGTGCAGCCCCAAGAAATTGATTAGTCATCATAAGGAAATTATATGCCAATCCCATCATCCATGAAGGACTTGAGTGCAATAGCGGCCAGCAATAGCCCTGCTGGTACTGATGCACTATCAACCGTAGATGACCATATCCGCGCACTGGCCGCCATCGTCAGGCAGGAGCAGACACAGGCCTCAAGCATGGCCTCTGCAAGCACTGTGGACGTTGGCGCGGCAGCGGGTAGCTACCTGCATATAACCGGGACCACAACGATCAATTCTTTAGGCTCTACGGGTGTTGCAGGCATCGAGCGTACTCTAGTGTTTGATGGCACGCTGACATTGACTAACTCAGCGAGTCTTGTGCTGAACGGTGAAAACATCACTACCACAGCAGGCGACTCGATGACATTCAGATGCGAGGGTTCTGGTGTGTGGCGTTTGGTCAATGCGAAGAATGCACTCAAAAAGATAACGGTAAACAGCACTTTACCGGCGCTGACAGTTACACAATCAGGTTATGGTGCAGGCCTGTCTATGACTGGTGGGAATCTAGTGTTTGGCACAAGTGGCACAGGCATTGATTTCAGTTCATCTGCCACAGGTGGGTCAACGTCGAATATTTTGGATGCCTATGAAGAAGGTACGTTCGGTTCAACGGTACATCTATCTGACGCGGCATCAGGTGGAAACAATGCCACTTATGGTGGTCGTACCGCCAATTACACAAAAATCGGTGATACGGTGTTCGCCAAGATTACGTTCACCAACATAACTACTACTGGGATGACTGCAGGCAATAGTGTGTATGTGACAGGGTTGCCTTTTACCTCAGGCGCAGGAACAAATCATTTCACACCAAACAGTTGTTGGAAAAGTAATATATCAACAAGTGCTGGTGGTATTATTGCGCTGATAGG